AACGTCATGTAAAGTTTTAACCATATCTAAACCACGCCCGTTCAACTCTTGTGCAAGCAAGCCGCAATAGAGATAAATTGAATTTCTTTGTGGATTAGTAATTGCTTTATTGGTTGTCCACTTAACCTGTACATATTTCTTATCTGCGTATAACTCACGCAAATGTTTAATCAAGTTCTCAAGGCTTGGGTCTGAGTTAACTGTCCAATTATCATTCATGCAGATTTCTCAACTTTCTGTTCTTCAAACAGATCACCTTGACACCCAAAAACTTCACAACTTTCAGCGCAGCCACCATTGTTTCCTCGCATCCTTAAAAGTATTTCGTCCCTGCCAAAGTCTGCAAATGAATCTTGTGCGCTTTTAAATGTGTTATTGCCGCGATACATAATCAACGGGGCATCTGTTCTAGTCTCAATAATCCGTATCGGTTGTGTGTTCAACATATCCCAAAACTTAGCCGCTAATTCTGGTTCGTCTATTGCAGCAAGGGATATTTTGTTAGCGCCTTTTTTTATGCAAAATACGCAGTTACCTAGCCACTCATCTAAATTTAGATCAAACGGCTGATCTTTCCACCAACCTAAAATATCTTGCTTATCCATCGGTGAAATTTCAGCTAAAAACCTGTAGCCCTTTTTAGGTTTTAATCGCCTTGGCTCGTCAATCCTAATGCCAAGCCATGAGGTGTAATTGTGCCGCCCAAAAGTTTCATCACAATACTTTTTGTAAGGAGCCGCTTTCATTCGGTCAGTACACATAGGCCCTTTAATAAATGGAGTGCTATAACACTTCATCATGTCCTTCCAAGGGCCATAATCATCACAAATATCATCAATGCTTATTTCTTTAAACTTTGCACCCACTCCTACTTCGGTCGTCATTACCGATCTAATACAAACTAAATCTATTTCAAAGTGCTTAACAACTTGTCTAATAAATTCGTAGGTCTTTGGATGTTCTGCGCCTGTGTCCATAAACACATATTTAACGTTTTTAATAAGACCTTGTGACACCATTGTCTGTATTCTGTGTATTAAATACGCAGACGTTCGGCCTCCACTAAAGCTAACTACGTTATATTTTTCTACTTGAGCATTCATATTGCATCTGCCCACTTTGACATTGGCAATTTGGCTAGGCGTAAACTCAAGCGTAAATCCCAAGAACATTTATTTTCATTCAATGGGCTAAACTTATAGGCAGGGTTGTCGATCAAAAGGTATTCATCTAATGGATATGTGTTTTTGTTACACTTCATAATCAATGTCACATGGTACAAAGGCATATCATATTTTTTAGCAATTTCAGCAGATAACATTCCAGCGTTTTTGCGTTTAACAACTTCTTTGCACTGCTCTAAAGTTAAACTCATGCGACTTTTAATAAACCACGCTTAACTCGGTGTGTGGTGTCATTACCAGCTTCAATAATGCTGTTTTTGTCTAGCAGTTCACGAACACGACCCGTTACTCTATTAATTTCCCAACCCAAACTTGCAGCAATGTCTTGGCGAGTGATTGGCTGGTTCTCACGAATAACTTTAAGCACTTCAATTCTTGCTTGACCAGTTACGGGAGCTATTGCAGCTATTGCGTCTAAACTGTTTGAATGAATCATGCGACTTTCCTTTCCTTGTTATATTTTTTTTTTGCTGTAGGGTTTAACTGCGATTTAATAATGTGAGTTAAGCCTCCGCTTTCGCCCCACTTAGCTAAGTGAACTGAGCCTTTGTAATTAGGTAATAATTCTTTGTAATCGCTTTTTAACTTTGGCTTTGCTAAATAATTCTTCATGCAAATAACCCTCTCAATGCTGCTGCCTGTTGATTTCCGTAATCGCGTTCTTCTTTGCTTAATTCTTTGGTAATCATTAAAGGTGCTGACCTAGCTTGTATCGCTTGCATTGATGCTGTTACGTCTGCTGATTTGCGAGTGTGACCAATAAAAGAAGCGTAATCAGGTGGATAATTTGGTTCTTTCTTTTGTGCTGCTACTGCCTTGGATTCTTCAATATTTTCAAAACCTCTGCCAAATTCAGCTAAACTTAAATGCTCTAATTTTCTACACCAAGTAACAAACTTAGGATTATCCATCGTTGCTAACTGATTAATGCTTATCCATAGGTTGGGCCATAAAATATCCATTCTTAACCAAAGTTCAGCCATTATTCGCACATGACTAGCTGTAAATGGCGACTGTTTCTTTTGCTGCTTCGAGCTGTTGGTCATAACTTGAAGCGCGAGTTCGTTGCTGTTTGACTGCATACTGACCTCCAATAAAATTATTGTTTTCATTACTAGGCTTTTGCTTTAACCACTCAGCCTTTAGTCTTGTCCAAGTGGTAGTTGAAAACTCATTCAAAACATCTTCAACAGTAAATCCGCGACTAATGGCTAAACTAATCTGATTGATTAATGTGTTTGCAATCCTTTGAGTCATATCAGGAGCTTTCATTTTTCTAGCTTTATGATTGGCAATTCTTATTTCGCATAAATCTTTAAATTCATCATCAGATAAATAATGATGATTAATATCTGATGTAGTCTCTGATGTAGTCTCTGTAGTCTCTGGTATTGGTGAGGTCATAATGACCTTATGTGAAAGGCTCAAATTGGCATCAACATCAGAACAATGTGACACCACCTTTGGCTCAATTTGATCTAATGGTTGATCTAGTTGACTGTCATTGATTACTGGTGAGACTTGGTGAGACTTGGTGATACCTAAACAAACGGGATGGGAGTAGTTAATCGTGTACCAAACAGTCCGATCCATTTTCATTTTGTTGTAGTTACCCGTAAAGATAACGCCTTGAGATTTTAAACTGATAATCACACGCTTTAGAGTGGCTTTAGACCAAAAAGGAAATTGCTCCAACCAAGAGTCATGCGTGTTGTAAATCCAATTATTGCCGTCATAAAACTTGTCAGACTTCTCGACCCAGTAATGAATTTGTTGAGCCAAAATAGCCTCGTTCAAGCCAATCTTTGCCGCTAGCTTTGGCATTATCAATAAAGGCTGTTCAGAAATTAATAAACTCATAAATATCCTAAATCATCTAAATCATCTAAATATGTCTTTCAAAAACGCTATGCCATAACTTGTATTCATTGCGTTTCTCATTACGGAGTTGATTCATGGCAGCACGAATGTATCCAGCCACATCAGTACCCTCTTTGCTGGCAGCAGCTTTAACAAATTCATACAAATCATCATCTAAAGTTGATGCCACTGTATTTGAAAGTTTTTCGGTCATGCCACCGCCTCTGACTTATCAGCTTGATTTATTTGATTCAACAAATAGTGCATTTGATGAAGTCTTGTTGCTGGAACAAAATCACCCCAATGACAGATTGCACTATGCGTAACTCCAATAGCCTCGCCTATTTTGGTTTTAGTCCCAAATGCGTCTATTAGATCGGTAATTGGTATTGCTGGGAGTTCTTTCATTTCTTAATGTTAGTCTACTCACATTATAAATGTCAACCTTCTGTCTAAAATTAATAGAAAACTGTCAACCAAAATGACATCAACCTCACACATTTAGATTGTAAGATTACTTGCGACATTTAATATAAATTTTAAGGTTACAAAAAAATGAATTTAGGCGAACGAGTAAAAAAATTGCGTAAAGATCAAGGTTGGTCACAACAAGATTTTGCTAATCGAACCTCAATATCAAGAGCAAGGGTTGCTCAACTAGAAACTGATCCTACCGCAGAAGTTAAAGCGGCAGGGTTAGTGTCCATAGCTAAGGCTTTTGGATGCACCATAGAGCAATTATTATCAAATAATGCGCTCGAATCGAGGGGGGGATTAAAGCTAAATCCGATCACTCGGAAAGCCCCCGTGGTAAGCTGGGATTCCCTACCAGCTATAATAGAGGGAAAATTTATGCTAGAAAGTAAGCAGTGGGTAGGATGCCCATACGACCTATCGGAGAATTCTTTTGCGCTTGAAGTGCAAGATGAAGTAATGACTGCCAGTAACGGCAGATCGTATCCGCTAGGTGTTTTAATTTTTGTTGACCCAGACAAAACGCCAGTAAGTGGAGATCGCATTGTTGCGATAGATACTGAAAATTTAAGTTCTGTTTTTCGGGAATACGTTATAACAGGTGGTGTTGAACATTTAAAACCTTTGAATGATCGCTACCCTATAAAAGAGTTTTCATCTTCAACCAGGATTATAGGAACTGTAGTTGGTTCTTATCAATCAGAGAAATGAAATGCTAGTTTCAGAATTAAACAATAATAAAAGTCGGGCGTTAGCGTGGATGCGTGAGTCTGTGTATGAATGGTGGCTGATTCACACCGACCACTCATCTAACACCAGACCCAAGAATGGCCCAATGGGTGTAATGTTTGAGTTTATAAAAACGAACTTTGGCAATAATTTAAACGAGCAGTGTCCTCAAGGCCCACCTAATAAATAATTTAATCATTATTAATACC